CTTTTGGAGCTTTGCAAAGCATTAAACCGCCCATAACAACATTGTCTTTAAAGCGATCATTCTCAATACTCACCAAATGAATCTCAGGGTGGTCTGAGGCTTTACACGGCTCCCAACCTTCTCGTAACTTAGAAGAAACGTTGGTTGGATCAGCTTGACCGTTTGTAGCAACACGAACCCAATGAAAAGTGTAACCATCTTGCGGGGTAGGATCAGGTAAAAGCTCTGGCCTTTTCCACGCAGGTTTATGGACTTTCTTTTCTTTGGTATCTAGTTCTCTGTCTAATCTGTTCTCAGCCATTTATATTTCCTCTTAAATCTGCAACCTGTTGGGCGTAGTCTTCCAGCGGTACCCCAAGACGTTTCGCTAAAGCAACTTGTGTCTGCGATAATGTAACCTTGTTAGGTTTCGTGCTCCGCGTAGCGGGTGCAACCACATTGCTCGATTTTCTCTTGGGTGTTTCCGGTTCGTCTTCAATTCCCTCATCAAACTCGCTAGGGAACAATTCGCGCATCCGAGAATTAATCTTCTCGTAGTATTGATCTGACTGAGGGCTTGTACCCTCTTTTGTTAATTTAGTATGTAGTCCTAACGCAAGAGCTGTCATCTCATCATTACTACCAAACCACGGGTTTTCGTCGCGCCATGCTTCGGCCCTTTCATCCTTGACAGGTGCTTGCATCTGTTCCTGTTGTGATTGAACAGCATTTTGTTGCGGTTGTAAAGTCGCTTCTTCTATAGTAACAACACGGGGTTTCAACGCTTTAATTTTTTCTGCACGTATTTGTGCAGTATTGAGTTCCGTCTGAGCTGCTACTATTGCATCAGGTTCACCACTTTCATACGCTTCTTTATACTTCTTACTGGCTATAGCTACCTCACCTTCGGTCTGCTTTCTAGCCGATTCAATCAATGTATTGTGGCTTTGGTCTACATTTCCCTTAAGCTTTTTGTTTTCTGCTACTAGCTGCTGGGCATAAGCAATGGCTTCTTCCTTTTGGCGTAATGCTTTTTCTTTAACCCTACGCTCATCGTGGTAGCCTTTACTAAAGTGCTGTATACGCTTCTTAACTTTTTCTGAGTAATTTTCTAACTCGTCATCAGTTATTTCTTCTGGCGGTCTAGAAGGTTTACGCCCCCTATCCGCTTCAGGAGTATCATCAACCACCTCTACTTCTAGGTTTTCATCCTCTACTACTTTTACTTCTGTAGGTTCTTTCTTAGGTTTCTGCATGACTTCACGCCCTACAGCACCCTCTACTTCTATGTCGGAAGTTTCCTCTGGGGTACTAACTTCAATTTCAGCCGCAGCGTCTACCTTGTCAGGGTCAGGAAACTCGTATTCTACTTTCTGGATAGGCATAAGTTACTCCTTAGTTTGCGCGAGATATTACACTCGGGTCATCAACGACAGCTTCAATAGAATCATCATTCATCAGACGATACTCTTGTTTGCCGACTTTAAAACGTGTGCCGGTATTAGCCCGAAACATTACATAGTCGCCTTGTTTACACCAAGGGCCAGTAGGGAATCGTTCTTTATCCGCATACGCTTGCTCCCCCATGTCCAGCACCAGCCCTATCGTAGACAGGATGTACTCTTCATGGAGTGTCTTTGCAGCTTTAGCTATTCCACCCGCAAAAGTTTCTTCTACGTTAGGTAGCGCAATAAGTACTCTGTATCCCACAGGCTTGGGGATAAGGGCATCTAAGTCTTTCTGTGCTGCATCTTCCTCTTCTATCTTTTCTTGGCGTTTCATTTCTAACGCTGTCATTTCAGTCATGTTGGTTTTCCATATGGATACGCGAGAGGTCATTTATTTCTCGTAATGCGGTGTCCAGACCCCGAAGCACACCACACACTTCTCTATAAGCGGCGTAGTCTTTAGCTCCACCGGATTGTATAAAGTCTTCGCTAGACCGTTTCTGGTCTGTAATTTTTTCTACTAATACTTCAAAGACAGTTTTAGCCACTACCTACCCCCTTCAAAATCTACAAATATAGGAGTTTGTTCCCCAACCCATGCCCCCACTACATTAAACTCAAAAAACTCATTGGCTTCTTCTTGGGTCATACCATCCCTTTTTTCCAAAACCTCAATACATTTTTCTCGGTCATATACCGCAATTGTTGGTTGCCCACAACGCTCCCCAGTTCCTATAAAGGCGGCATCAAATCCGTCTGCAAGTAAAAGTTCTTCCATTATCTATCCTCTCGGTCATCGCGGTAGGCTTCAGACGCATCACGATGCGCTTCGGCTCTAGTTCGTTCTTCTTCACTAGCTGCTTTAGTCATATCCATTATAGTTTTAGCTTCGGCTATATCATTCTTAGCTTCTGCTTGTTGGTTTTGTGAAGCTATCCTATTGGCTTCTAACGTAGCGTTTGTCTGTGCTTTTTCTTTATCCAGTGCGATACGTTCTTGATCTAACGCTCCATCCATCGCATCTTTAGCGGCCTTACGCTGGAGTTCACCCTGCTTAAGTTGCAATTCTGCTTGCTTCATCTGGAATGCAGGGTCTTGCGCCTGTTGCTGCGCCTGTTGCTGCGCGGCTTGTGCTTGTTTTTGTTGAGTAAGTTCTATAGCAGCTTCACTAAGTAACCTAGACAAGTTCTCCTCTACAACCTCTGGCATTTCTTCGCTAGGCGGCGGAAGTGTCGCACCTAATCTTTCTTCTATTTGCTGCCTATACAAGAAACCCATGTGTTCTGCTATGTGTGCTTTAAGCGCAGCGACAATCTGCTGTGCAGCGGGGTTCTGTCCGATAAACGCCGCAATCTGTGGGTCTTGTAAAAACGCCTCATGTACCGCAATGTGTGCTTTATGATCTTGATATATAAAGGCTTTTATAGGTTTACCTACCAATACGTTCATGTTCTCACTTACTGGGTCGGTGGGTTTAATATCATCCTTAGTAGGTACTAACTTGTCTGCGTTCTTAATACCTAAGACCTCAATCATCTGCCGGTGCAGTTGAGGTAGGTCGTATATCTGAGGGGTAGCCTGTGCCATCTGTAGTACGGTTTGGTATTGCACAACTCGTTGTGCCATCGTACTACTGTTGGGGTCGCTGACAGGAATTACTTCCACCGTGGCATAGTCGGCTTGGCGGGCGCGAGGCGTACCACGGTCAGGCTCATAACCATACTCTAGCGGTGCGTACTCAGCCATAATCGCTCTGAGCAGTTTAAACTCCTGCTTCATTGCGTAGTGGACACGGGATTGAACCGCAGCCATTGGCTTGAGAGTGCGCTCCAACAGAGCGAGAGTTGTTCCGACAGGCGCATTTGCGCTCATATCGGAGATATTCATGTCCGCAATAGCCCCTAATCTGCGGCCTTCTTCAGTTATCTTGTCTAATAAGGCCAATAGCGTCTGACTTGGCTCTTTATAGGGTAATGGGAGGATATTCTCGCGGATTGACCCGCTAGGCACGTCCACATCGCGGAATTCACCCGGCCCGATGGGAGTATCGCCCGTAGTTACGCGCATACCACGGGATTTCAGGCCACCCGGTAGGTTAGATAGCGTACCTGCGTCCACTAATTGGCGAATTATAGAGGTTCCAGCCCGTGCATAGCCCCCAATAATGTGAATTAGGCCCAATCCGTAGAAGCCAAACCCCGGAACGTACGCATAATGTACAAAATGCTGGCGTTTTAGCTTTAAAGGGTCATCGGGATTCCAATTTCTACGCACTGCCAGCACTGTTCCTGTGCCTTTTTCAATAGTAATGACGTAAGGCTTGGCAATTTGCAGGGAATCGTCTTTCTTATCTGCCCCATCTACCTCGTCAATCACAATATCCGCGTGTATTTCGTACACCGCGTAGCGGTCATCAGCAGAAAGAGAGATTCCAGACTGTTCAGCCTTGGCTTCTTCAATGTCTGTAGTGAAAGACACGGGGTCGCCGAGGTCTACTTCCCGATAAAACCCTGCATCTTGCAGTTTTATCATCTCATTCTTGGTTTTACGCATCACATGAGTGACACGCTCTGCTGATTCTAGGTTAGACGCGCCATAAGGGACGATCATATCTTCCGCTGGAATGTAGATTGCGGTCTGCCTATTCAAGTTTGGATCAAAATAAACTTTCTTAAAAGCCGATCCAGCTAATCCTAGGCTGTACAGCATACGTTCGTGTTCTGGCCTGTACTCCACCATCACATCAGTAAGCTCGTAGTTCATATCGGTTTTAACGCGCAGAGCTGCGTCTTCTTTTTCTTGCGTCATCTCACCCAGTATCTGCGTTTTCACCGGGCCAGCCGCTGGGAATGTCTCACTCATGGCTTCCGCTTGGAATCTTATAGCCGCTTCTGCTAGTACTGTGCTATACACACCACAAGCATTTTCCCAAGGCTCAGTCCTGTCCTCGTAGCTAAACCCTAAAACCTCTAAACCTTTTACAAAAGTCTCAGCCCAATCACGGCGCGAACCTACGTCACCATCCACGGCTTGTACTAGCTCACTCGATAACTCGTTTAACTGTCCGTCATCTAGGTATTCTGCAAGGTTTGCTTCAAACGGTGCGTTAGTAATGTCCGAGTCTTCCATGTCTGGAACCAGTGTTATCTCTACACCACCGTCTTCCAGTGTAACCATCTCTGGTTCTATCTCAATTTCTAACTGCTCCACCACTTCGACATCTTCCCCTAGTGGGGCTGCAAATAAACTTTTCTCAATAGCCATTAGTGTGTTACCGCCCTTTTATAAAATCTATGAGGTTGTCTAGCATTGATGGGTATTCTGGTTTTGTAGCTTCAACAGGTAACCTAATGCCATACTTTTCTTGTTTTTCTGGGGTTGCCCACTGTTTAAAATCATTCAACAGCTCACGGTAGTCGTCTTGTGCAAGTGCTCTAAATGCTGGTGCTGCTATTTGAGCTTCGTCAACAGGCTGAACACTTTCGATATAGGCATGGTCTTGTTTTGATGTAAACGGCTTTCCTCGGTTACGCCCAGT